CTGTCTTCACTGAGTAAACCTGGAGAGGTTACTACCACGGTAGTGGGAGAACCACTAGAACCATATGTTTTAACTAATTCAATTACTGCTGCCATTTTATTTCCTCCTTAAATTGACTGTAAGAATTCTACAGTAAAAGTATTCCATTTTTCATACGTACTTTCAGGATTAATACCTGTCATTACACAATTAGTATAACTTACTCCCTCTACTACTAATGTGGCTGCTTCATGTCCTAAAAGGTCAGGTAGAGTTCTAAAATATTCTTCTAGGTCTTTTCTAGATTGTTTGATAACGTATGCACTAACTGTAATAGTACGATAACCTCCCCCCATTTCCTCTGTACTATAAATACGTACACCTTTTGCTCTAGGTATAACACGAACAGAAGTATTTCCAGAAAAACCAACTACTGCCCAAGCGTAATCGCCTATAGTTACTCCATTAAACGATACTCTACTAGCCATTATATTCCTCCAGTTGCTACTGAAGTTTGTAAAGTTCTAAGACGTGCTTGCATTTGATTTAATTCTTTTCTTATTGCTCTATTCTGAGCTTCCATTTCTCTAGAAACAGTCTGAAATCCTTCAACATATGTCTGTCCTAACTGTTGCTGATTTTTCCTCGTCTGATTAGCGGATTCATTAATACTTTTAGATAAATTTTCACTCGCTTTGGCGTTAGTCTCATCGTTTTTCTTAAACATTCCTGCAAGTTTGTCCCATAACTCTGAAATTCCTTTTCCACCTAAATATCCACCTAATGCCCCTAATAATCCCCCACCCAAACTTCCAACAGTTCCACCTACAGCAGTTCCTATAGGGCCTGCTACAGAACCAATAGTCGATCCCGCAGCTAATCCTTGAGTCGCTCCCGCATATGCGCCCAAACCTGCTCCCACTAATCCAGTACCCTCTTTCTGTAATGAAGTCATTCCGCTGGGTCCTTTAATAGAAGCCAGTTCTCCTACTTTTCCTGCTAAATTAAGTAATCCTTCAATTACTCTGCCAATTAATTCTAATCCACTTATTACGCTATCAGCCCATCCCTCAACCTGTTCCGAAGTTAACTTATCCATCAAATTAGTAAACTTCTCTCCCATATCATCTAAAGCAGGTTTGACTTTCTCTTCATAATACTCTCCAAGAGTTTCAAAAAATATTTTTACTCCATCTGATTCTCTTAGGTAATTTACTATTCCCATTATACGTTCCGACAAATCATCTAAAACAGGAATCAATAGTTCCTTGAATCCTTCTCCTATCTCTATTAATAACTGTTCTCCAGAAGATAGAAAATTTTCAAAAGTGCCTGCAAGAGTTTTTTGTCTATTAGCTAGCATCTTATCCACTAATGAGCCATCAAATCCTCCTCCTAAAGTAGAAGCCATTTCCTTGCGTAAACTCGAAAAATCCATTTTCAATAGTTGAGTGACTGCCCCTATAGTCATAGCACTTCCCTTATATGCTTTAGAAAATGCATCACTTTTTTTCTGCATGTCAATCAATATGTCTAAGAACGGACGCATATCTCCCTGACTATTTTTTACTTTTATTCCTACTTCTGTAAGGGCCTTACCTAGATTACTGGATTCCTCTGCCATCTCATTCATAAGTAACCCTAATGCCATCTGGGCTCTAGTCGCTTGCATACGACTAGCTAGTTGTCCAAATACTCCCACTACTTCTTGAAATTTCCATTTAAAAGAAGAAGCAATAGGCAGTAAAGAATTTAATGCCATTCCCATACTACTTAACTCAGTACCGTCTGCTGCATAAGCTAAATAATTTACGGCTTCGGCGGCAGTCAAATTCTGGTCTTCAAACATACGTAAAGACCTAGCGACTAATTCAGCAGTACTTCCATAATCAGCTGCACGTGCTTTAGCTAATTTAGCAGCTTGTTCCATAATAATAAAAGACTCTTCTCCTTTATAGCCTGCATCTCCTACTTCAGTTAATGCCTTAATCATATTTCCCACGTATGTCTGTACATTAGAAGAAGCCTCCAGTACTCTCAATTGATAGTTCTCCCAAGCATCTCCCGCTGCTTCTGCTCCTAACATAGACTGCTGCCAAGCAGTATACATAGCTTCCTCATATTTAGTAGCAGCGTAGGTAGCAGCAGTCAATCCTGCAGCTATTCCTAAAGAAGCTACCTTAATAGCATTAACTGCGAATGAAACTGTCTTACCTATACCATCCCAGACACCTCCCAATATCTTACCTAATTTCTCAGAAGACTCTTTAAGTTTCTTCTGATTCTCTTCCATTTCATTCAAAGCCTTATTAGCTTCGTCGGATCCTTGGATAAATCCTTTCGAATCTAAAACCAGTTTAGCTATTAATTCCTTCAAAACCATTAAATTCTCCTTATTTCTCCACCAATTTCATTCATCAATTTTACTAATTGTACATCTTCAGGCATTTGTGCATCATCAGTAGATATGGACGAATTAAATCCTAAATCAGGTACTTTACCTACAAAAGCACAATTTATAATGTAAGATTGCATTAATAAATCACTCATTCTACGTTTATTAATAGCAGTAATTAGTTTCTCAATCTCCGGCATCTCTAAACTTTGAATATATTCTATACTCCAACCGTACTCATGGGCCAATAAATCTACTGTATTAAAAACTAATTCTTTAGCATCATTCATTAAGCATTTCCTGAACTACACATAGCAATTAATGAATAGACAGAATCTAATTCCAGAATTTCTGCCATAGTTTCTTTCTGCAATTCTGGATTATGTTTATGTAGAATTTCATAAGAGACATCAATCATAAGTTGAATTAATTCTACAGTTATTCTTCCCGAAGTTCTTTTTTCGTCTAAAGCAGCTAAAAATGGTAACAATCTTTGGGTATCAGCTAAAGTTAATTTTCTGACTGTATATTCTTTTCCATCAGCTAAAGTAATTTTCTGTTCCTTAGTATTAGTCACTCTCTCTTCTGTCATCTCTATCTCCTTAAATTGGGAAGCCGTAGAGGTATTCTACGGCTTCCATATTTTCTTCTTATGCAGGATTAGCTGCTTTTCTCAAAGTCATAGTAGACACCACAAATGCATCTTGTGCTTGTCTGACTTCATATGACACCAATTTACAATTAGTTATTGAACCCGTTAGTCCCCCACCTTCCGCGCCAGCAGATAATGTGAGAGTAACATACTCATTATCTAATTCAGCGGGGTCAACGTCAAACTTAGCAGATTCAACTGTAATTTCTACAGATTTTGCACCTAACTCAATCCACATAGGAAGTCTATGGTCACCACCCCTAAATTCTACTGGACCTCCATCCGTACGAACTGTGATACCTGTACAAGAAGCTATCGCAGTACCACTTCCAATTTGAATTGTACCTACTCCAAACTTATAAGCCATCTTTATTCCTCCTTTTATTCATTCGTAATTACTTCCAGAATGACTGTTCCTACCCAATACTCCTGCCCTTCATCAAAAGTAATATCGGCAGAAGTCTTTGTTATTTGATTTACTATTAACGTAGACTCATTCAAACTACTACCTTTTCTATTTAATAATTCAAGTACTCTCTCTACTATCTGAACACAGTTTTTATATGGTTCATCTACTTTTTTCTGGCGTACCCAAACAAAGATATGCAAAGTCGAAACAGTACTCAAAATAATAGAATCACTCTTGCCCCAACTTTTTCTAATAGTGATTTGCTTGTCCTCACCCTCTTTAGGTAATTCAGTTACTCTCACAGAAGAAGAAGAAGATAGCATATTTTTTAACGTGGTATCACTTAATAAATAACTTCTAATTTTTATAGTCAAATCGTAAGTAGACATTATCCTAAGGCATCCTTTAAGAATCTTACTATTTCATTTATATTCTCTTCTACCGCAGGAGTCAAAAATGGCTTTGGTCTCATTCCCTTTACTTCTTTAGCAAAAACGGCTCTTCCCTCCATTTGTGCTCTTTTCCATCCTGCAGAAGTAGTAGGACGTGCTCCTGAAGATACCCAAGCAAGAACTTTAGCTTTTTTAGGTCTAATTACTGTCTTACTGGGACCATAAATACCTGTACCCAGTTCTACATAGGGCGCATACTTTGTATTTGTTCCTACTACACCTATTAACTGATGATTTCCTGGTTCTATTTCGTACGTTATGCTTGCTTTTAACGTTCCTGTTCGTACAGGCGTTCTATCTCTCGCCTTATCTGCTAGGAAATTTAAAAATTGAGAGTACCCATAAGCTACCCGCGCATTAGATGTACCATCACGAAACTTTTTTAGTAAATCTTTTAACTCTGTTAAATCAGGCGTAGTAAAAGTTATAGTTGCCATTACTCTATTCGCTTCAAAATAACTTTGTAGTGGTGATGCTGATTACTCTCATTCAAGACTCCTGATACATTCCAAGTAACTCCTTCGGGGTCAACTACGCGGTCTCAATTTTTATATTTGCTCCTGCTAATACATAAAGAACACCATCTCCCGAAATTATTTTTCCACTATCATCTCTATTGTGGTTTTCACTTTTAGGTTGAATAGTTCCTTTGATTGTAGTTACCAATGACCACGTCTCTTTCGCTTCGCCATACTCATTTTCAGTTCCTAAACTTCTACGATATATCTGTTCATCGTCTTTCAAAAAATCTATAAGTGCCATTTTAAATTGCCCTTACATCAAAGGAATTTCCACCTTCGTAATTACTAACAATTTGTTCAATCAATTTCGATATCTTAACCGTAGATTCACTAGAAGAATTGTATGCAATAGAATAGTCCCCTATTCTTTCACTAGACACTTCATCAGTCAATCCTCTTTGAACACAATACAGTTGTGCGCCAAATAAAGTAGCCAATAACTCTATGAGAGACGGAATTGAATCATCTCCATACGAATATGAAATTCGCCAATTCAGGGTTCCTTCTTCAAATACTGCTTCATTATGATAGTCCACTAAAGAAAACCAATCGGAATTAGGAAGTAACTTTAATTTGATTATTCCTGTATCTGCGTATAATACAAATTCTTCTTCGTCCAATTCATGCCATACTCTATCTGCATCTTCCCACTCTACTTTTGTTACTGCACTTACTGGGAAGTTATTTAAAATTAAACTGTCACACCCACTACCATCATAAAGTTCATCAGTGATAGTTACCTCTCCAAAAGAAGTTCCCAACGTATTATCTACTAATGAGCATGCATGAGTTACAGTACTTTCTGCAACATCATCTTCGTCTATATTTAATAAGGCTGCAATTTTTTCTGCACTAGTGTACATCTTTTTCTCCTAGATAAAATTTCACTTTACTATCCTTAAATAAAAACAGCTAGTAAATTGTTAAGTTTAAATATTTTTATAAATCTCTAAATATTAGACTTTAAATTGTAAGGAGTTAAATAATCGATAAAAAGAGGCTTATATTTTCATATAAGCCTCTCTATATTACTTCAAAGACTGCTCAGATTAACTGGCATTAAATTTAACTAAGGCCACCGCTTCTGAGTTACCAGCGACACCTGAGTTATATGCCTTATGACGAACAGTGAAGTCAATTCGTTCACTGATAACAAAACGAATCTTATCATGCTCTTCAAGTTCTTTCTTCACAATCTTAATTTTCCTACGGTCACCAATCAGAGGTTCGTCTACAGGAACAAGAACACCTGTACCTACTGAACCTTTATTTCCTGCATCTACATAATCTAAATATGCAGTCTCATACGTCGCGACTCCATAAATAGAATCTGCCATACCCGGTTCGGTAGCAACTGCATCATCCTTACGTGCCCCTTGTAACCATGTCTGATTGACCATCCTACGTGAACGTCTTAAGTATTCCGCAATAGTAGAATCGATAAACAGTACCAACTTTTTACGATTTCTACCGTACTTTCCTAACAACTTAATGGTCTGAGAAACAGCTTCCTCTATTCCCTGAACTTCTAATGAACCAGAAGCAGTCTCTTTAACCACACCAGGTTGAACCATACTAGCAGCTACCGCTAAAGCAACCAACCCATTAAAAGCCTTTCTAGGGTCATCAGCAGTACCAAAAGCTGTATCCCCTGCAATCATCGCAAGTTCTTCAGCTTCAGCAAAAGCTTCCCCAAAAGACTCTAACAACAAATCTACCACATCTACAGCTGCATCTTCAATATCGTCATTGTCGACAGAAGCATAAGCCATAAGCTTTTTAGCCTCCAACCTCACAGAATGAAGTTTCGGACCAATTTGGTTAGCCTTTCCGGAAATATCTACCTGGGTCGGAACAAAATACACTCCTGAACCCGGAGTATTTCTACCTGAAGTCAAAACAGGAATGTCCAATGTCTTTTTAGACATAGGAACTTCCCTAAACAACTGACGGCAATAATTGATGTCAGAGATGTATTTTACAATCTCATTCGCCAACGGTTTTGGTAAATAACCACCATCGACATCATCAATCTTAAAGTCACCAGCTGTTGCAAGTGCTTTCCTAATTTCCTCACTCATTTTTATTTCCTCCTATTACGTTAAAAACGTTTGCATTAACTCCTAATAATAGAAGTCAACGCCTTCTTGATTAACTCTTTTTGTTTTGATACATCCAACTTCTTGAATTTTTCTTCATCTAAAAGAGTACTAACCTCATCATCCGATTCCTCTTTTAAATCTAAGTCTGTCTTGATAATAGTACCCTTGCGACTAGGAACTAATCTTATCTTTCCTAGACGACTATCCAGGGCCTTCACTACTACCTCTTCAATTTCACCCAATTCTAATGATTTCTCACTAGATACGGGAACAGGCTCTGATTTCTTTTCTAAAGCAGCTAAAATTTGGTCAACTTTAGCAGCTAAAGAAGCAATCGCTTCCTGAAGAGCCATAGTGTCGTCAGTTTTAGTTGTTTCAGTAGCAGCTTCTGCAATCGCTTCAGGAACAGTTTCTGCAGCAGTTTCCTGGGCAGCTTCCTGGGCAGCAGTAGTAGCCGCTTCAACAACAGCAGTATCAGTAGTCACTTCAGCAACAGCCTCTTCAACCGCAGCAGCTACCTCGGTAGCAACCTCCTCTACTACTGCGTCTATAGCAGGAGTAGGAGTGGGTTCCTCTTTTGGTACAGTAGTTGGAGTGACATTCTCTACATCAGTGGCTTTAGAAATTTCTTCTATAGTTTTCTCTGTTTCCACCTCGTAATCCCTCCTCTCTTCAGAATCCTCAAGGGGAATACTTTCGAGAGCTTTACATATTCCCCCTATTAAACTCAAACACTTGTCACTTACTTGAAATTCCGCATTTGGATTAGCAGGTAAGCCCACAATACTTACTTCTAAAATTTCAATGTCTTCTACTAAATTAAATTCCTGTTTAGTAGAAGAATCGAACTTTCTACTACCTTTGATAAGTTTTCCTCCCACAGAAAACTTATTCAAAATTCCCTCTTGAATTAATTGCCAAATATCCGGACGAGTCTTACTAATAAATGCCTCAATCCATAATCCTTTTTCATCCACTCCCGCATCAAGAATTTTTCCTACGGGAGGTTGGTCATGCTTATGCTCATAAAAAAGTGTGGTGTTCTGTTTTAAATCTTCTACAGCATGAACTAACGCATCTTTGGAAATTACATCATTCTGTCTATCTAAATCACTAGTAGCAGCATACCCTCTAATCACCCATACATCGTTATCAGTTACACTCTTTTTAATTTCAAGAGCAGGAAAGAAACTAAATTCTAGTGCAGTTTTTTTATTCATGGTATTTACATAAATAAAAACAGAAAAAGAAATTAAAGGTTAAAAATTTTTTACTTTTTTAACTATTGCGTGAATTCTTCGCGTACTACGTTAAGATTTAAAGACTGTATTTCTTTAATAAACTCAGAATCTATTTTTTCTAAAAGTTTTCTTCCTCTAGAGGTCTTGCTCATAATTAAAGCATGTCTAGTCTTTATCAACTTGGAGGCGTTTACAGGAAATAATACAAAATCAGAAACTTCTACCTTAATCTTATTACTCCTTAAATTTCTTATTTCCTTAATACTGTGTTTCAACAAAACTCCAAATATTTGCATTATTTCTTTTTTTGAATAATCCGCAGCAAATTTGTATGAAATCTTTTTCACCCTATTTCTCCTTCTGTCTTAAAATCTTCATAGCCTCTTCAGTGCTTCCCTCATCTATTAATTTATAAAGTTTATCCTCTTCTGCTCTACTTAATTGGAAAAAACTCATTATATGTACCCCATCTTTTGCACTAAAGATGGTATCGGGGTCTGCAAACATATCGGTAGCTTCAGTAGGTTCTTCATATTTTTTATACTCACTAACTATCCAGGTACATCTACAATTAGGATGATAGGGTAGCACATCCATGGACTCTTCCACAGAATAAATCTGACCATTCATAGGAGTGCATAGTTCACACGCTCCTGGATTAGTTACCCATCTTAATGACTTCGCAATATCACTCTGCTGATATCCATAGACTCTACCATTATTTAGTGCTCTATTCATTTCGGTTCTAGCAACCATAGTAGTATATCTATCCTTATCCATTACGTATGAATATTCTTTTCTTACTACCTCCCCCATATCATTTACTTTCGCGGGAACTCTAATTCTTAAAGGACCATCAAATAATTTGGATATCTGTTGATGAATATCTTCTATAGGAGTACCCTGTTTGATACTATCCTTTATAATTTCCTTGGTGCGTTCTTGAATATCCCCCGCCAATAATTTTGAAAAATCTTTGTAGTGTTCATCATAAAAATCTGCTACGGGTGTCATATCTATATTCCAGGACAATAACATCTTTAAGTCAGAATAAGCTCTCTCTAGTCCTTTTTGAGAAGAAGCAGCAGCTAATGATGCCAATTGTTTTGGAAGTTCACCTAATTCAAAAGAAGCAATAGCTTGAATTTCTTCGGGAGTTAAATCCTCTATTCCTTTTTGAATAGATAATGACTTTTGAATTATATTATCAAGGGAGGAGTGAACCTGCTTTTCCCAAGATTTGATAGCTTTATAAATATATAGTTTAAAGGAATTTTCTTCCTGATTAATATCTACAAATCTCGCTTTGATAAGAATATCATTTACAAAACTCGGAAGATTTCTCATTATTCATTCTCTCCTGAATTGAGTAAACCTTCTAAACCTCCTCCTACAGATGGGGTAACTAGTGTATCTCCTCCTTCTATTGCCTCTAATTGGAAATACTTTTTTCTTGCTTCGTTAGGAGTTAAAATTCCTCCAGTAACTAAACTCACAGCAACAGTAGAATCCTGTAACTCATCTTTAATATCAACTGATTCGTACACTATCTTAACATCATTATATTGAAAACCCTGTTGGACTAGAACTTTAGTTAACTGATAACATTCCATTTCCAATAAAGGTTTCACAGTCTCTGTTCTATAAGCTTCCAATTGTTCTCTAGAATTTAACTTACCTGTAGTAGGGTCTATTACTCCTAATACGATAGGTTGCATACCATAACCAGTCATAATCTTAGTTAGTAACCACTTCTGATATTCCAAAAATTGCATATCTCTATTAGTAAGATTCATGGGTGTCCATGTAATTTTTCCATTTACAATGGCAGTCTTATGATTCTTTCCTGCAATTTCTTGCTTCCAATATTGGCGGAATCTTACCAATTCTTCCATACTCAATCCATCTGCCCCTATAATTCCCGAAGCCTCTCCATTGTTTTTAAAGAAGTCTGCGTTATATTTATTTGCAAATAAATCACTTATGACAGTCTGGAATAGAGATTCTAGTGGACTCAAACCATACACTGAACCTGACTTTGGATTATTTACTAAATATATCACATTTTTTCTAGGTAAATGTTCATCGGGTACTTTTTCTCCCCTAATCATTCCACCCAATACTATAAAAGCATCTTCTTCATTTTCAAACTCTCCCTTATTATTTACATTTAATCTCACTCTTTCTCCATCTAGAGAATACAACTCCGCAGGAATTCCCGTAGTATCATATACAATTTCAACTCCCCCTGCATCGTAAATTAAAATATCTCGTAGATACTCCCTACGAATGTCTGACCATGATTTTAGTCCGGTATTAGGGTCTTCCAAAAGAGTCTGAATATCGTCAATGTGCTGTTTTGTTACGTCAGTAATTTCATCTTCTTCATTAATGGGTACTACTTTTAAAGCAGAGTTTGTAACGGATTTAGTAATCTTATCTACACACGCTCTTACCCACTCATTTCTAACGTACATTCGCCACATATCATCATAACTTACTACTAGTTCGCGTTCAGCAAAATTTCTTTTATCTCCTACTAAATAATTTGTAGAAAGAGACAATCCTCCTTTTTGTAACTTCAAGGATTCATGTACTGCCTTATTGACTTCTTCAGTAAATTTTTCTTTTGATATAAAAAACATTGCAATTTCTCCAAATTCTAGTCACTTACTTGAAATTAAAAACAAAATAAAGATTCTTTAGTTTAATTCTTTCATGAAATTAATAGGTATACATCACTTTTCTATTTGTATCTAGGCAATTCCCTGTGTTTCCTTATGAAAAAAGACTTTCTAAAATTTTTAACTTAATAGTTTCTGTCTTATCTACAGAAGTTGTTGCATTCCAAATTGCCTTTAATTCCATATTGTAGTTTCCTACCTCTAAAGCTAAATCATTGACTGTCAAATTGACATAAACCTTCTGTTCACTAACATCCGATTTATCAAAATCAGCATCTACTTTCTGAATTACAGTAGTACCCGATTCATCCTTAACAATTAGTGCAAAAAGAGCAGAAGAAATTGCCACATTATACGTAAAGGTAAGAGTCTTCCCCTCACGTTGTTTTAATGACAATTTATTAGTAGTTTGACCATTAATCGTTAAACTCATTGCATACTCCTATATTTATTGAGGGTTCATCTATTTCAACTCCAATTTCAATAACAGTATCTTCCTGTACATCTACAGTTATAGAGGGTTCATCTGTAATTATCTCTATTGACTGTTCGCCAATATCTACAGAAATAGCGGGTTCAAAAATAGCTATATCTATCCCTATTCCCTCTACTAATACTTGTTCAGTATTTGGAGAGCAAATAAACCCTTCGGTTATTAAGCACAAAGCATCCATTAAACAACTCTCCTAACACCATATGTTTCTAACTGCGATGATATATAAGACGCAGATACTTCGTATGTTTCTAAAACATTCGTATCTGCATCGTAATCAGCAGTGGATGGATATATCTTGATTGTTGCAGAGACCAATTTATTAAAACCGTTATATACTGGGTTAACAATCCGCATATTTTCTTTATTTAATCCCAGAAGTCTCAATAAATCTTCCTCTTTTGCCTTTTCAGATACCACTTCAAACATTTCTACTACATCTTGATAATCTGTAGGAGTAGTATAAATAACATAAAAATGAGCTAATTCAGTAAACGTATAAAAGGTTTTATAGAAACCATTACCTACGTCAGTTAAAATTCCACTTGCAATTGTACTATTGTCAGAAACCTTTCTAATGACATACGAAATTGATAATCCGCCAATAGCCGTACCATCTTTGTCCGTTACGAAAACTGAAATAGGTTGGGGTGTATTTATAACAACTGAATTCATAATTTATCCTAAAATAATTTTTAACACAAAGTAACACAATCTAATTCTCACCCCAATTATTGATAATTGGTTATAATAGAATTTAAAATTATTTTATCTGAAAAATGCAAGGGGTTCAAAAAAGATATGACTAATTGTTGGCTATCCCCATCCCAAAAACACCATTGCAATTCTTTATCAATCATCTCAGAATTTAAAATGTCATAGGAAATACCCGAAATTAACTCACCAGAATCATTTAAAGTTGATAAATCAGGTTTGTTCATAATGTTTAAGTAAGTGTATTCCATCTAAGATATTCTCCAAATCTCTAATCTAGCATTTCTAATGTACGATGTACCTGCCTCTGCATTAAAATCTAAATCTATAAAATGAACTCCACTGGAAAGAGATACAACCCCAAAACCGCTTGAAGGAATTTCATCAGTATTATCTTTTATTTCTATTAATGCCTGCATAATAGTCGTAACATCATCTATTTGTACTCTAGCTCCAAACGAGTCACTAATACCTGACTGTCCATACTCATATGACCAACCAATTCTATACGTTCCCGCAGGCAAACTGGGGGTAGTCAATCGTAATTTTTGCTGCATAGAAGTAGACGTAGTAGATGATTCTCCCAAAGATTCTACGTACTGATACTCCTTACCAAATTGAGAAGTACTGGTAACTAATTCTGATATACTTACAGAATTCGTTCCATCGGTTAAATCACCACTAATATATAAATCCTTAAACCATCCTTTTAGCCACCTCTTCAATGAAGTACCTAAATTTCCTTCTTCATTTGCTCTTGGGACAATATTTCTAGTAGCCATAATTCTCTCCTATACTTTTGGGACAATTTCATCTGAAACGACTTCAAAAAATCTATCTTTTGTACCACTTAAACTTGGCATCATATCATTGTTACCATCATTCTCAAAAATAAAATCTATACCATCATCTAGAGTGATATCCTCGTTGATATCAAATTCAAATTTGTTCTGTAATTGTAAATCAGATAAAAGTTTTACTCCATTATACTCATCGGTTAATCTAACTTCTCTTAAATCCGGTTCTAAATCTAAAGTATGAGTGTCAGAATTTTCGAACGAAATTCCTTTACATGACATGTAATCTTCGTCAGGATTTATCTCAGTAGGATACCCATTATCATCCTGACTACCTTGAACAACAGTCTCTATTTTTAAAGGACGTATTTTGTCCATAAAAGAGTCTCAATATAATAGAGGGGAGATATTTTACGTCTCCCCTCTATCATACCTAAAGTTAAGAAGTTTTCTTAACAAACATTACATCTACATGTACATCAGTAGCGTTTTTAGCAATTCCTCCTAACCAAATATACTCTCCAGAACCAAAACCTGCAATAGAGGTCACCCAACCATTTGACCCATCCCAATAATATTTGGTTCCTGCAGTAGCTCCAGAAAGAATACCTGTCAATACTGTATCATTGGCTAAGACTTTTACAAGTTGTCCTGCACTTTTAGTCTCAGCGGCTACTCCTATAATTGCTTGTGCTACAGTAATATCATCGTAGGGTAGAATAGTATTATTTGCACTTATATATACTAAATCACCCGCACTAACTCCGCCCGTACCCACTGTATATTCAATACCTCCCACTCCCGCAGCAATTTCTGCATAAATTTCCTGTAATGCTGCTTCAACATCAGTAGTAGAAGTATAACCACCCACATCCTCAATACCTATAATAGAGGCTCCTTTTCCATTAGCAACTGAAGCTAAATCTTCTGCTTTAACTGCCTTAGCATCGTTAAAAGCAGTAGACCAATCAATTGCTAAATTATCAGAACCATCATCAACTAAACCTGCTCCTGCAAAATCACCAGGTTCTACTCCCACTTCGTTACTGGTAATTTTTAACCCGCCTCCAGATAACAGATTTAATCTAATGTCACTAGATACTATTTCTACCCCAGTAGAAGCAGTGAGGGCCTCAAACTCTTTCTTAACCCAAGGACCTGCTCCACCAAAATAGTAAATACTATCAGTTTCATCATCTACACTTACGAATGTTCCAGTAGTTACTGTAGTAAATTCCCAACTAGAACCATTATATTCTACAATCTCGTAATCATGTCCTGCCCAAGCTCCAGTACCTGTACCATTAATTAAGTACCTATCTCCAGTACTAGGTGAACCCGGAGGAGTCAAGAGAATATCTAATACTGACTCTTGCCATTCCGCACTTGTACCCGAAGCAGCTATTTGAGTATCTACATAATTTTTATCTACTAATTGCGCAGGGTCATTAAAACTTTTTGCAGCATCATAAGCAACTACTCCTGTAAAATCCCTAGTACCATCCACCTTTGAATACTGAGTATGGTCATCATCTCCTAAACCTGCAATACTTCCATGGTCAATTGAGGCGACTGTAAAATGTTCATCCGCACTAAAATTTAACAATTGGTCATGGTCAATAACTCCAAAAGCTAGTAAGGATGCAGCAATTTTACCTGTTGCATCTAACTTAATCGGCTTGCCCGCATCATCTATCCCAGCAGAAGCTGCTACAAAATCAGCACTCTCATATGCTCCCGCAGTTTCCTCATAATCTCCTTGGGCATTCACAAAAATGAATTTTTTAGACATGCCGAAACCCTCCCTTTATTCATTAAAAATAATTTTTCCTGTATCTGGGTCATATCCCCAGTTCTTATCTTCAATTTCATATTTATCTGTTAATCTTTGAACGTATTCCTTATACTCCTTATCTGCTAACATATACTGTTTAAGATTGACATTCTTCTGTTCCTTCAATGAAGTATATTTCTGACTTAACTCCATTACTTTTAACTTATACACCTCCATCTGTAACTGAACATTATTTAAAAGTAAATCCTGTTTTTCCAATATTAACTTCTTGTTTATTCTTCTAGTGAGTGAAAGTTCTACTTGACACAACTCAGAAGAAGTTAATGCTATCTCGTTTTTATCCTTTTTCATTCTATTTTCCTCTTGAAATAATGTTAATTTCTAATCACCCTATTTTGACTTACTTCTACCAACAACGAAGAAGAAGATTTTCCTATTCCCACCTTTACAACTACACTTCCAGATAATGTAGGAGGAAATACAGTAATTTGTCCTGGTACTATATCTAAAAAATATGTACTATTCTCAACTAATCCCGACTTTTCTAAAAATCCTCCAATTCTTACTGTACACTCTAAATTGTTTTTCTTCGCAGTTATAAATCCTACTACTCTGGAGGTAGTTAGACTTAGGGCAGATGCTTTAGAAACCATATTTGGTCCTGAAAAATAAACAGCATCTCCTACTATTTCTTGAGTAGTACAAATCACTCCCTCAATAATATTATCATCTTTTCTAATTGCAGTAGAAATTGCAGTCATAATAAATCTCTCATAATTAAAACAAAATCTAAAACTGATAAGTTTAATTCTTTTTAATACTGATATACCACTTTTCCATTCTCATCAGTAATTTCTATATGTTTGTCAGATTCTATTTTATCTTGAATCCGCTTCTTCTTCTGTTTTTCTGTCATCTCTTTAGAAGCGGATTCATTCTTTTTTATGTCAAATAAACTGCATAAAAGTGACTTATTTGAATTCTTTCCAGCAGGATTTACTTCACTTACTCTTACAACAGTATATATCTTTGAGACGGGTTTTTCTCCCGTACCTTTAATGGGTTGAGTAGTTCTAGTAACTCTCTTAATAGACCTTATAATGAAGCTAGATTTACTGGAAACTATCACCTCTCTTTCACTCTTTATATGACTAAAGGCAGAAATAGCTACTGCTCTGGATACGTTAGAAGTTACAAAAATTGTATTACCGAATTGTTCAGCCACTTTTCCCGTAGATGACCAAGACGAAACTCCTTTCATATTTATTCTTTGTCCTGACTTTAATTTAGAATTGATAGTTTCGGGAAGAACCATTCCTCTAAAAATAGGTTCATCATACTTAGGAGCCTTTGATATATACTGTTCTATCAATTGTGCTTTACGTTTATCAGATGAGTCGGGATTTTTTCCCATTTGAGCATTTCTAATATCTCCATAATTGTCACAAGTATAGTGGTTTAGGGCTGAACGTATATCTCTCACTTTAGTAGAATCTGCCTCTTCTCCTATGTCAGCAGCTATCAACTTCTCTCTTTCTCTATTACCTTCTATTGAATTAATACTAGTGGTTACTTCTCTATGTCCTCTAGTAGCTATAGAAGAACCAGAAGGTTTTTCTGTACTACCTGATGAAGGTTTAGAAGTGGAAGACGTTGAAGGTTTACCTCCTGTTTTAGGCGGTTTTCCTTTTCCTCCACTAATGTTAGGTCCACCTAATTGTTGTCCATCTGCTCCTATTGGAATGTGAGTACCATTTACTGTTATCCAAGTAATATCTTCACTTTTTGATAGCCATTCTGGAACTAATGTCCATATTTTTTCTCTTATTTTGTGTAAATTTTTAGGATTCATAATAATTCTTCCTTATATTTTTCCTGCTTCTCTTGCTTGACTTATAAGAATAGCTCTATGCATTTCCTCTGCTTCTTTTTTTGTAGGAAAACACTTTATAACTGTACCCGGTTCCTTATCAGTAGTACTTCCAGGTTTTTTAGGGTGAGCATGCACTACACACCATTTATTACCTCTTTTAACTACTCTCTTACTAATTTCATCCTTTTCAAAAATAGGACCGCATATTACCTGATACTCTTCCCCATTTGGGTCTATTCTAAAGTGAATACCTTTTTCAGTTTCTATTGTTTCCTCAGAAGGGGATACTTCTCCTACCTTTTCAGGTTCAATTTCTTTTTTTGAAGTAGGAAGAACAATTGGGCCTCTTCCTATACAAGGACGATGATACCACTTTCCTTCTTTATCTTGATATAATTCTTTCTCTCCAATTTCCTTCTCACAATAAGGACAAATCCATGTCTCCTTAGATTCAGAATCTTCTACTACTCTGACTTTCTTTCCTCCTAATTCCTCTTCCTCTTTTTCTTTAGCAAGTCTCTCCTGTTCTTCCTTTCGTCTAGCTATAGAAATTTCCTTGTCTTCTTTTTCTTCTTGACTACGGGTGATTTCGCCATTTTTCATATTTTGAATGTTTTGAGAAACTATATTAGTATTTGTTTTTCCTTCACTAATTTTTTTCATACATTCAGTTACGCAGTCATCCACATCTTCACAACAATTTCCTCTTGCTTCTAGTTTAACTCTGCAGTTACTTAATGAACCACAATAACCATCATACCAACCGTATTCTCCAAAATGACTTATTCCCTTCTTATCTACACATGAATCTCTATTCATTTCTTATCTCCTTTTTAACTAAATTAAACTTTTCTGCTAAAATTTGAATGATTTTATCTTTTTCTTTTGAGGTTAATTCAGAAAATGTTTTATCAAATAATTTTTCTTTAAAATTAGGATTTTTAGTACGTTTTATCATAATATTATTTCCAGTTCAATGCAGAAGCATGTATTTTTAATTGTTTAGAGTTATGGGTAGTTAATTTATATTTCATATCTGTATCACTATCCTGTTCACTTAAATCAAATTCTGCGGTTAAAATACGTTTAGATGAATCAAAATCTCCCAAGTCTGATAGAGTACCCTGTTCCCAATTTGTTCCATCATCTCGTGTGACCCATGCTTTTAAATCTGTATTTAAAGTAATAGAATCTACATCTTCTTCCAGAATTACCATTCGGGCATCATCTGGTTCGGTCTCAGCTACAAAAGTATCTGAAATCAAAGTCATACTTTCTACCCCCAAACCATGTTCTGCTGTTGGAGCAGTAAAACCCGAAGTCCAATAAGCTGTTCCTTTCAGTATTCTAATTTCATCTAACCAACCATTAAACCAACGAGTTACTGGATTATATGTTGTTTTACCAATTATCAAAGGTTGACTTAAATTACCCAAAGTTCCAAAAGCTTGATGTTGTGTTACTGTTTGAGAAACACCATCTATAAACATATAACAAGTTGAGCCACTCCTAACAACCGCAACATGATACCAAGTACCCGTGGAGGGTGTCCAAGAACAAGAAAAATAACCTCTATAACCTCCATTATCATAAGCATAAAAATATAATTTATTTTCACTACCCAATTGTATAACCCAAAAATTATCGCCACTTCCATCTGATTGACCTATTAAATCATAATATTCTCCCGGGAGGGCATTAAATCTAATCTGAAAATCTATAGTAAAATTTCCCGACCCAAAAGTCCAATCATCAGAATCGGGTACACTTAAATAATCCCCATTACCATCAAACAACACAGAGGCTCCTCCAAACTTGCTCTGAGCGGTATCAATTTGAGCATTTCCATTTGCTGTTACAGTATGTTCATAAGTAGAATCATCTGTAATTGTTGTACTTCCATCAGTGCCATTACCATGCAATAATAATACTGTATCAGTATTAACATAAGGTGAATAAAAATCTCCACTAGAATCATACACCTCGTTCGTACTTGACGTGGTATCTATTCCACTTTCATCTTCATATTCATCTACAATACCATCTACCATATTAAAATACACTAAAGAATTTTGAATAGCTAATCTAAAGGCATTTAAGATTATATTTGCCTGCATTTTAACTAAATCTAATGGTGTAAAACTTCTTGTTCCATCGTCAAGAGATTCTGCCTTATCTACCCTTCCATCCTCGTCAGTGTCATAGGTAGCCTTTGTCATATCACCCGAACCAGCACCACCAGAAGAAACACCAAAATTATACCAGTTTGTTCCATCATTTGTATATTGCCAAGCATTTGCTGAACTGTTGTATCTTATTTTGGGTTCACTTGCATCCCCATTATGTGCGGTAATAGTTTTTGTAGTATCTGTACCATCACCGACAGCGAAATCATTACCACTTGTACCGGTGTCGGTATTTTGAGAGTGCTTTTTAGAAACCGCGTCGCTTACTCCCGATTTAGCAATACTGCTATCTGCGGGTAAACCATTGGAATCTGCAGAAATTAAATTATTTTCCACAATTGACGAACTATGGTCACTAGCAGAATTTAATGCATGTGACCTATCATGAGCTTTATTAACGGCATCAGTAGTGTTTAAATTGGGTACATTACTTAAACCAACATCATCTTTATCTACACCGTGAGGATTACTTGTAGAATCTATGTGAGATTTGATTTGTGCTGCCGATTTTGAATTACCTGCACCATCATCTACTGCCTCTGCCTTATCTACTATACCATCAGCGTCAGTGTCATAGGTTGACTTTAACATATCTCCCGAACCAGTACCTGCTTCAATGTCTGCAAAAGTGGTGCCATCATTGCTTATTTGCCAAGTATTGGTTGAAGCATTATATCTAATTTTAGGGGGATTACCATCACCGTTATAAGCTGTAATATCTTTATTAGTATCAGTCCCATCGCCTACATTAAAATTATTCTGATTTGTTCCTGTGTCTGTATTTTGAGAGTGCTTTTTAGATACTGCATCAGCTAAATTTGTTTCACTTTGAGTATAAGAATCTAATGTCGTCTTATTACTATGTGTATGACTATTATCTACGGCACTCTCAATTTCTTGAGCAGTAGCTGAATATGTACCATCATTGACTGCCTCAGCAACATCTACCCTACCATCATCATCAGCATCATACGTTGTTTTTAACATATCGCCAGCACCAGCTGCTGCCCCAAAATCATACCAGGTAGTCCCATCATTCGTGTATTGCCACTTATTTGTTGTAGAATTGTATCTAATCTTTGGAGGATTAGCATCCCCATTAACAGCAGTTATTGATTTATCAGTATCATTACTATCGCCTACATTAAAATTATTCTGATTTGTTCCTGTGTCTGTATTTTGAGAGTGCTTTTTAGATACTGCATCAGATGTATCTAAATTTGGAACATTTCCTAAACCAACATCAGTCTTATTTACACTATGAGGATTTCCTGATGTAGTTAATCTATGTGAGGTATTACTAGCAACAGCAGAGTGGTCACTCCCCGTTCCTTGACTATGTGTATAAGCGGTTTTGGTTTGAGCGGCAGAAACTTCATTAGCCCCTCCTTCGTCTAATTTCGTATCTGTATTTTGAGTATGAGTTAAGGCTAATCCATCTACTATATCCTCTGCGGTGGCATAATTAACTCCATCATTAATAGCTTCTGCCTCATCAACAATACCATCTTCGTCAGTATCGTAAACAGACTTTCTCATATCTCCGCCAATAACCCTCCAATTCGCTCCAACACTTGCTTCATCTCCCGAAGCACTAGTAGAAATACAAATAATAAAATTACTTAAAACCACCTTCTTGCCAGAAGAACCTCCTATTTTGCCTGCAGTAGAAACTAAATAATAATCTCCCGTATCTGCTGCGGGATAATTAGGATTTCCTGAACAATCAATTGTTCCCTCATAATTAGTATTTCCACCAGAACTTCCTGGAGTTAATTCTGTCCAAGACGCACCTGTAAATTTGTAATAAGTATCTTCATCACTTACCCAACAAATCCAACCTTCTACAGGTGTTAAAAAATCCCAAGAACTACCATTATATTGAGTTACTTCGTCATCGTGACCTGTCCAGGTTCCAGATGCTGGTGAACCCACGATATACCGATTTCCCTTAGAGGGACTTCCAGGAGGAGATGTAAGGTCCTTATCTAAAACAGGTTGTTGCCAAGAATTTTTAGTTCTTACTTCTACTAAATAATCAGCCATAACTTATTTCTCACTTAGTAATTCGTTAATACGGTTATTTGTGGTTTGTTGATTAAAAATACAATACTTTTCTAAATACCAATATAACCATTTATCTTGTTTTTCACTATTAAACCAACCTTTTACATTAATTGCTCTAATTAAATCAGATAGGTGTCTTAAGTCATAGGTCACCCAATGATATTCAGGATAACCCCAAGAAATAATTGGCTTGTGATGCATCATTGCTTCTATTCCACTACCACTATTAGCCAATACTACACAATATGCCTTCTCTAAAAAATCGTGAATATTTACTTTTCCAATAAAAATCTTTACTTTCTTGTCAATTTTTGCAAGTCTTTCTCCAACTGCTTTTGAGAAATTGTTATTACTTGCAAATTCTCCATCCATATATGGGTGTAACTTTACAACAATAGTACGTGTATCTATTCTTGCTAATTCTCTCACTATTCCTTCTAACTTTTCAACATAATTGCCAAAATCGTATCTCTTGACTACCTCATCACCCACACATTGTCCTAGTACTAAATAATAATTCTCAAACTCTACTTCAATATCAGAAGGTTTATAATAATTTCCCCATTTGTTTTCTTTTGCAGTAATCCATTCTACTACTTTCGTATCAAAAAAATGTTCTACTTTAGAACTATTATAATTTTCAAAATCTGGTTTTTGGTACGCTATGGAGGAAAATGGTCCATATCCTAAAATATCTAATGTAGCATAATCTTTTGTAGGAACAGTAGGTTTTAAAAATAAATTTAATTTACTGGGTAAAATATCTCCAGTTAAATGAGAAATATCTGCGTGATTGTAAATCACTACATCCATATTAGTATGTATTTGCCAATTATAAATTTGACAGTTTAATCCTTCACATACAAACTTAGGATGCTTATAAATCTCAAACCCATTTTCCTCCATAGCGTGAGTAATCCACATTACATGGCTCTTCCATGATTCCTTCATATCAGGAAATTTGTAAGGCCAAAATAGAATCTTCTTCATGTACTATCCTTGCTTAAAGAGAGATAATAATACACTTGTAATCTGCATCATACGTCTGATTTACAGGTCCAGTAGGTCCCTGAGGTCCAGTAGGTCCCTGAGCACCCGTAGGTCCTTGAGGTCCGGTAGCACCTGTTGCACCTGTTGCACCTGTAGGTCCTTGAGGTCCGGTAGGTCCTTGCGCACCCGTAGGTCCAGTGGGTCCTTGCTGACCCAAATATTCGGACCAAGCAGAACCATCATACTTATAAAACTTGTTTTCGTCTTCAATCCAACAAATCCAACCTTCAGAGGCAACCACGAACTGCCAAGCAGCGCCATCATAATAGGTTATCTTGTTGTCATGACCTGACCAATCGCCAGTAGCGCTGCCCCCTACAATATACCTATCTCCCTTGGCGGGACTCCCTGGGGGTGATGTAAGGTCCTTGTCTTTGACAGGCTGCTGCCACGCAAACTGGTCTAAAATTGGAATACGATAATCTGGCATTTCCTTCTCCTCCTATTGTTAAGGTCCAACTATGTAACAAGAATAATCTGCATCGTATGTCAATGAATGACGCTTATCTACTGCATCCTTTATATCAGCAGCAGAAGCAGAATTTCCTGCACCATCATCTATTGATTCTGCTTTGTCTACTATACCATCATCATCGGTATCGTAAACGGATTTTAACATATCCCCTACTCCTACCTCACTACCACTAATTCTAAAAGCTACAAATCCTTTCAATAAACATAGAATGCTACCTGAACTAGTAGCTTTTACCCTAATTTTTTTGCAACTTGTAAATCTGAACAGTGTAGTCTCTGATGAAAAAATGCTAGTACCCCAACCACCCTCTAAATATTCCTGAACTTCTATAGACAGTACTCCACAATCAAGTTGCCAATATAAAATGTCAAAAGTAGGTGCAATTTCTAGCCAATCAGTAGTTACGGAAATTGTAGAATTGTATATTCGCATATTTAATCAATATACTTGACAATAACGTAATCGGGATCCAAGTTTGTTACCTTTTTAGTATTAACAAAAGCCACAAAAAGTTCACCATTAACTGAAAGTTTTAATCCATCTTTTCCACTCTTGAACGTCTTTTTCCATATTACTCCTACGTTCTCAGTGACTTTCTTTTTCTGTTCAGACATCTTCTTTTCCTTTCTCTTCTTCTATTATAATTTTTAAAATATTTAAAGTTTCATTGCACTCAAATCTAGTAATATATTTCTTGTCAAAATAAAGTCTACCCCCATCAGTACGTATTATGATTTGAGGCTTATAAGTACCATAGTTTATGTCAGAACTAGAATTTTTTACGAAAATACAATCCATTGTAAATCCTCTCACCTATTCAGTTCCGCCTTTAGTCATAAATACACTAGTAAATTTCCATATAGCAGTACCTATACCCGCTATCCAAGAACAAATCTGCAATACTCTCATAAAAAATCCAACTGCTTTTTTTACTCCACTTATTTCAATCTCTATTGATGTTAATCTATCGCGTATTTCAGAATTTACTTTCTGCTGTTCCTTGATAGACTCATCAAGTCTAATCATTAAATCTTCTAGTATTAAATTAGTTGTACCCTTTGATTGTCTAGGTTGGGGCATGACTATTTCTCCTTAGAAGTGATAATCAATAAATCTACTACTTCTCGCTGTATCCACTCGAAAGTAGCTCTATTTCGTCTGCCGGTGTAAGGGTCGATATAAATGAACTTATCTCCTACCTTACCTATTAATAACATAAAATGATTACGTTGACCTAAAATAATAGGTCTTCCTTTTATAATCTTCTCAACATCGCGTAATCTTTTTATCTTGACCACTTCTATGTTAAATCGCCTTAAATATCTAATGATATCGCTGGGATAACATCCTTTTCTATCAATAACTCTCAAATCCTTGCCAATATCCTCTTGCAATATATTCGTATATCCATAAAACTTAAGTATCATTTCAATACATGCAGGACCACAGTGCATAGTTTTTTGTTTGATACCTGCAATAGAGAGAAGAATATTTGCCATAGTAGCCTTCAAGATATCTCTAAATTAAAACACGTAAAAGCTTAAAAGTTTTAATTTAATTTTATTTCACTAAAAATGAAATATAGACACATAGGCTCGACAAAAGGAAAGCAAACCAATAACAGGTCGGAAATGGTCCAAACCAGTCTCTATGCCAACTGACATCTCTACTAATAAATTTACTTAAAGTATATGCGGGATTGAGAATAAACCACAAAATATCTTCTACTACTAAATACGTGAATAAGGTAGCGAAAGTTAGACACTCAGAGGAAATTGACCAAACGGTAAAAAAATATGGACTGTGGAATCCTAATCCTAACATAATAAACATCCAAAAGTGGTACCCTGTAAGGGGTTTACCTCCTAGCAGTACCCTCCAAATAGGATTTCTACGCCAAGTAGGTAACTTACACGCCCATCCATCACTTCCTTCTATTTCAATTTCCCATAAAGCGTGGCACCCTGCTAATACTAAAAGAAAGATACCTATTCTCCACATAGCGTGTCCTTATTTAACAGTATCTCCATCCCAGCACATTCCATTGACAATGTGATATACCATATTGTCGTAAATCTTTCCGGTACCCTTGCAGCTTTTACAGGAAGGTGTTGGAGTTCCTTCTGGACAGCAACATCCACACTTTTTTTCAATAATTTTTGTAATAATCTCTAACTTATTTTCAGGCATATTCTACTCCATCCAAGTAAAATGATTCATAATTACTGTCTGTTCTCTCTGGGCAATTGCGTTAAATTGCTCATAGATTGCAGAGTCCTTCATCATTTCCAGGAACAAAGGAAGCATACCTTCTTTATTTGTTGATTCTGTACAATACTTATAGCCCTCTGTTCCAAAAAGATGTTGTATCTGATATTGTACTTTCTTTACTTCTTCAGATAAACTTAATACAGGTCTACCTGTGATAATAGATAAAAGTATGCCATGTAATCTATGAGTAATACTTCCGGCAGTGCACCTACATATTGCTAAGTACTTGTGGGGTTCTTTCATAAAAACTTCTCCAAACGCTTCTCCCAATAAAATTCCTCCATAGCGGGGAATATACTCCTTCTGGTAATTTATATAGTCAGAAGTTCCGTGGGGTACCCAAATAAAAGAATAACCTTCCTTTGTGAGAGAAGTCAATAGTGTATGAGTACTTTCTATAATATCCGTGTTCTCTTCCGTACGAATAGAAACAGTTAAAACCTTAGGATAAATAGGTTTAGAAAAATTTCTAGTATTGCTATAATGCCAGAATGATAAGTCGCCCGCAACCACTACATCATTTCTTTCTAAACCTAAAGATTGTCTCATTTCTAAAGTAGTTCCATAATCTCTTACTCCTATAAACTTGGCACTTTCTATTACATCTTTCCACATTTGATGTTTCACATAAAATTCCTGACTTCCTGCTCCTATTATTAATAAAGATTTTCCTTGTCCCAAACCTTTTAGAGAATCATACAGTCTTAAATCTACTTTTGTGTTATTCCAATCATGTATCTGCTCTTCTTCTCTGGAATATAAAATACCCCCAGGTCCCAATATTAGATATTCCGCCTCGTCAAAATTTTTAGTGGGAATATACCCCCTTTCAAGTAAAATCTGTTCAAGTGCTTGAGTTATTGCCATATCACCTATACTCGTATATTTAGCACCAATTATATAGACAGATTTCATTTTCATTTTTCAACAAACTTTTTCAATTCTTTCAAAATAATTTGAGGAGAAATTTTTCCTATACACCAACCAGGATGCGAATAGTTGACACATTCTTCATTTCTATCATTACAGGGATAGCAACTTACAGGGGGTTCAATAGAGACAGTTTCAGGATATGCCCTCCATTCACTATCTATAGTAGAAGGTAAAAATATCGTTGGTTTGAAAAAAGAGGCAGCTACGTGTAAGGGTGAGGAATCAATAGTAATAACTATATTGGCACTTTCTACTATTGCAAACATCTCTCTAATAGAAGTAGTTCCTCTTAAGTCAAGACAATTTGTATATTTGAAGAAAGTAGATGTTTTCCCTTTTCTGCGTAATTCTAAACTATCTCCTAGTGTATCTCCTATTAAAATGATACGATATCCTGGAAATGTACTATGAATAGTGTCAACTAAGAATTGTCTCCGTTCTCTAGGGTAAATTCTTCTATTATCGGCACTAGTAAATGCTATGACTATATTCTGAGAAGAATCTGAAATTACGTTTCTTGCAAACTGTTTCTCCTCGGGAGTTAAATAAATCTCTGGTCTACAGGATATTAAGTTTTTTGGATTTACTCCACATAATATTGCAGATGATTTTACTCTATGTTGTCTACAAAACTCTTCTTCATATAAAGATAGTTTAAACGATATATCAAAAACTTTTTCATATGAATTTATTTCTACTTCATCTAAACTCTTCACGCATCTCTGAATATAAGGAAGATATTTAAGAGCATCGGGAAAACGGGTAACTACTTCTACACTATATCCCATAGAGTGTAGAGTTTTAAGTGTAGGAATAAGCATCAAAATATCGCCTAAACCATCGAAATCAATAACTAAAATTGAATTTTTTATTTTAGTTGTTGATATTGAGTCAAATGACTTAAGTTCTATTTTAGTTCTCCTGTGTAATTCATGTACTATATCTTCTCCCCACCCATCACCATACATGCACTCAACTCCTTCTACTTTTTCTAGGGTATCCTCAATATAAAATTTTTCTTGTAAATTTATATAGACAATGTCCTCACTTGCTATAGGTTGAGCATAGTCAGTGACAATTGCTATAACACAATGAGTTTTAAGAAGAGTTTTAATGTGGTGTATTACAAAATCGTTATCTCCCAAAATATCAGTAAATACTAATACAAATGGCTTTTGACTACGTAATGACACTATTTTATTTTTGAAGGATATTATGGGGGTATGTATATTGACAGGAACGGTAAACTGTATCTGGGTTTCATTCAACTCAATCATCCTCGGTATCGTCTGCGGGTGCTTCTTCTAACGCCAATTTCATCAATTCACTCAATGCATTCTTTTCGCTAGATACCATCTCCTCATCACTCTCGTCTTCGTTTACTACAACCTCTTCACTTTTTTGTTTTTTATACCTCTTAAGGGCAATCATACAATTTAATGTATTGACCTTAAATCGGCATTCTTCTTTAAGAGGGCAATTTCCACAACTATATTTCGCATTAGCAATGGGCATGTCGCCCATATCTGGTCCCTTATCTAACGGTTTTGGATTGTTTCCTGATAATGTTTTCATCTGTCATTCTCCAACTTGGAAATAAAGTGATTATTTCTACTTAACTGGTCACTAAATAGAATCAGAGTGTCTCTAAATTCACTTAAAATTGAATGAAATTCATAATCGGTTAGTATCTCTTCTAAGGAAATTTCATCAATTTCTCTATTTTTTATCAATAAAGTTTTTACTTTCTCAAGTACTTCCGAATTGATAAACTGTTTTAAGTCTACTAACTTCATATTTCTTAAAAGGATTTCATGCTGTCCCCTTACTAATTTTCCTGCTATGTCTAAATCAGTATTATCACACAATGCATTAATAGAGTGATACTTTTGAAGTAATTTCTTTGCTCTAACTTCTCCTATTCCCCTAATACCTGGAATATCATCCCCTGAATCTCCCATAAGGCACTTATATAATAGAAAATCTTCTCGCTCTAAACCGATTTTTTCATAAAAATTTTGTGAATTAACAGTATTTTTCTTTATAGGGTCATACCAATCTACGTTAGTACCTACTAATTGTAGCATATCTTTATCACTAGTTACTACTACAGAAGAGTAATTAATAGAAGAGGCTAATTCGGTAATAGCACATAACATGTCATCCCCTTCATAACCCTCCAACTGTATTTGAGGAATCCCTAACGCATCTAATACTCTCTTGACTTCATTAATCTGCTGAAAAAAGTTCTCTCTACCCTGGCGTTCTTCTTCTGTTTTAGGTTTTCTATTCTCTTTATAGGTAGGTAAAATCTTTTTTCTATTGTGACTACTTCCATAATCCCATACAATAACAAGAGCATCAGTCAAGTGATTTCTTATAAAGGCAGAAATCATGTCCAATACCCCATACATAACAGAAGTACGTCTGCCTTTACTATCGCTCAATTGAAATACACAATTGGCTCTAAATGCAGTATGATTTCCATCAAAAATGGCAACTGTTTTTTGTCTTTCACTCATTAATCTACCTGTAGGGTACCCACTTTTTTAGTTTTCTTTTTTACTTTTTTCTTAGGAGCATCTTTTGCAATAGAATATCCATCACTCGCATCTTCTATTCCCATTTTAGCAAGTGCTCTGTCTATCTTTTTCATACTTCTACCTGTCTTGCCACTAAACTGGGGTGTCCATCCTGTACCTCTAAAAATAATGCCAGAACCTGCTCCTAACAATCTTACCACCTCTCCAGAGCATTCTGATTTTTCACACTCAAAATGTGTTTTCAGTTTTGGGGAAGACATAGTTTGTAATACCAAAATAGTCTTGCCACACGCTAAACACTCATATTCATAGTGAGGCATAATTTTCTCCTATTACTATTATATCTTATCTGTGAATAATTACTCCAAATCCTTCATCTAGAGTAGGTTCTTCATACATACCCTCAAACATTTCCCAAACAGAATTCCATAACGACTCATCATCTTGACCGTGAGGATTGGACATTCTACGAGATACACTTTCCATTTGCGTCAATCTTGGAAGAATATCAGCACAGCAAGAATATCCATATTCTCTAGCAATCGCTAATTGTTTATCTCGCAATTTCTTTGAGACATTAGTTTCATCTGATACTATATTCCATCCCTCCTTCATGAATTCACGCATTAATGTAAGATATCCGAAGGCTATTGCTTTTTCAACTTCATAATCAAATAAATATTCTCCACTTCCAACCATATATCTCAAAGCATCTCTACTCAAAATACAATAACCCTGTTCAAAATACTGTTTAGATAGGGTAGACTTGCCTGAACCTATATTACCCACTAACATGATAAATTGTTTTTCTCTTTCCATACTTCTCCTTATAAAATAGCGAGAGTATATTCTTGTATGAGGGTGGCATTCCTCTCTTGACATGGGAATATACTCTCTCGAGTTTTCTTTCCTATAGACACCTACTGGGATAGGTAACTCTAATCGTCTACTCTTATTTCTGACTGTGCCTTCAGTCTCACCCACTATCTTTCAAAAATGTCTAAGTGGAGAGTGAGAGTTGCATTGGCTTTTAAGTCTTGGCTCTCTGCTAGTGCCAAATCTTAGCTTTTCTCTCCACTTATTTTAGGGGGTAGGACTTCTACCTGCTAAGCTTTCTTCCTATGCACAACGGTTAGGTTTCCGTCTGCCTGTATCTTCTATTGGTGTGTTCGGATTGAGTTACCCTACTCAACGGTCAATGCCATCTCCATTCGTAGTCTCCACCTAGGAAAGGGTCTCGACTGAATTCCGGTCATCTTCCATTTTTATTATAGTATGCGTAACTGTTTACGCGACCCCTAAAATGAAAAAGAACTATTCTTCACTAATTGTTTCGGATACTTCTAATTCAAATCCATAAAATCGTGACAAAGAAGAATTCTCTACTTTATTAAGAGCTTCTTCTGCTTTCTTCTTGTCAGTAAACTCCTGCACAAACTCTTTGTTACATGCATAAGGTTTTCTATATTTGTAAATAGTGTAAAGATACATTTTCAATCTCCAATGAAATATTATATCTTAAATACACTCTCCAAATGAATGACTTAATACTTCTCCTAGGTCTCTCTTATCAATTAATTTATGACAATATCCGCATTCTAAATAGTGTTCTAAGGGATTAGCTACCTCTATTATTTCTTCCTTCTCATTTACACGTTTACCTTTAATATTCATTCATTCTCCTTACTCAAATTCACGTAAAAATTTTGTTGAGTCTACCATCTCAATAGGAATTTCTTCTCTCATATCTAAATCCCAAGCAGTATCACTATTCCAATCTTCTACTTCTGCTGCATTTCCATAAATTGTTTCATAAATACCTGGTTTATTTTCCATAGTTTCTCCTTAATATAGTCTCTACATTATTCTTCCAATACTTATTTAAGGGATGTGCATTAAGAGGTGCATATCTACATCCCAGAAATGTTAGGTAATCCTGGGAATTTCCACTGTTCCTCCACCTAACAACATTATTCACTACAGTATTCATACACACATGTCTACACTCTGTATATCCCGTACATTTTACTGACATTATTCCGAAAGGATATCTAGTCTTTTCTCCTCCTTCAGCAATATAAATAGCATCTACAATCTGTTCACAAGAATATCCACTTGCCTCTCTACACGTATCGGCATAACTAAATGAATAAAAAATCCCTACTACCAATATAGTCCAAAGTATTTTCTTATACACTATACTTCTCCTGTAATTTCCCACACTTTATACAGCGTTTAGCCATTTCTTTTACGTTACCTACACTATCTACCTTCCCTAATATCTCTTCGGTAAACGTAGGCAATATTGATTGATGTTTCATACCTCTACTAAGCATTTCACTTACAAGTTCATCATGACGTTTTCGAAGATTGTGAACTTCCACTAAACCTTTTTCTACATATCCCTTAATAGAAATACCTCGATTAATTGTTCCTGCAAACATGTGAGTCTCTACATGTTCACCTAATAGGTGCTGATTACACATCACTTTAGGATTTACATTCCACATTCTCATATCTTACCTAACTGCTTATCTACTGTCCAACAAAGCCAATAGTAGAAATGTCTATTACAGACTGTATTCTTTGACTTCTTGCACCATGTCAAAAAATTCCAGTAGATTCTGATTTTTTGAAAGAAAAATTCTATTTGGTCCACCTTTTTCTCCTTTCATTTCTTACCTCTTCTAACAACATATCTATCTCTGGGTGACTAATTATGCCTATCCTAAAACCACTTCCCGTAAGGTAATTGTGCATGATTCTTAACTCTCTATCTCCCCAATTACACTGCTCTAACCAACTTCTTAATTTCCCAACATTTTCTACTTGATTACGTTTCCAGGTACCTACTAAAGACTTTCTCAACTGCTGCCAATCCTCTCTATTCACTATCTCGCGAATATCTTCCATTATTTCTTCTCCAATCCATTAATACGTTCCTGAATCTCAATTACCTGACTTTTATCTCCTACTCTTCTCGCCTCATTCAAATCTAACTTTAACTCTCTTAATTCATTTTTTATATCCCTCATCGTATCCTCCCTTTGCTTTCTTAATATAAATATAAGATACTTTTGAGTAAAAAACAAGGGGGGATATCAAAATTATTTTAAAATAGTTATTGTGAAGTAAACGCGTAAATAACTAGATATAGGTTCAAATAAATAGACTGGTTTCAATCTCTTCTTTCCAAAGGTTTCTCCTATATCTATTGTAGCGTAAATAAGGGCTTCTCTATATGCTTTCCAACTATCTGGATTTAATCCTACTTGTGACAGTATGACCTTACTTCTTTTGTATCTCCAGTTCTCAAAATCAGTGTAGGTTACAATCAATCCTTTATTGGCTAATTTAACTGCAGTAGGTAAACATATCCAGCAACTGTCATATGGGTCTAAATCAACAACATCAGCAGTCATTCCGCTTCCGTGCAATAAATTTAAAAATCTATCTGCTGGTAAATGATAGTTTGTTTCATATTGGGTATCCAAATCGTTTGTCATTGCCTCAATTTTCATTCTAATATACCTATTACTATTTCCTGCATATGCATCTATCAAAGTTCGTGTACCTACCTGCTTTACAAAGTGTCGGTCAAGGTCGTACTTAAAATCTAAACGTTCCTGATACCTATTTGCTCTATTTCTTTCTTTATAATTATTTTCAGGAAGATTCATTTTAACCTCATCAGAACTTCATCTTTAGGTAGAGGGCAATCTGTCCTCCATTTTATTTCGTCTCTGACCTTCCATCCTTCAAGATTAATGTCTTTTGGTAGTTTTACTCCCTCAAATAAGTTTAAATGAAGAGATTTTCTTTCTTTCATAGAAGGATGTAGAAAGTTATTCAAGGTGACAAAATCCTCTATATCAGTAAGATTATTAGTATGAATTGTCAAGTTAATTCCATCTAATAGTTCTAATAAATATTGAATCCAATAAACGTTTATACATAATGCAGTATACATGTAAATTTTTGTTTGTGTATTTTCCTCCCTAATCTCAGTAATTGTCTGCCTCACTAATCCTGGTCGTAACATAGGTTCGCCACCTGTCAACATAATCTCATCATAATCGGCATAGGAAGTACAAATAGGTATAGCAGTCAAGTCCCAAAACTTATTGCAACACTTCTCACAATTACGTCCACATTCTTCAAATAAAAGAAGTCTAAGTTTCTTCATCTGGTATACCTCTCAATGCATCTAAGCACTCTCTAGAACAAGCACATTCAGGACCATTAGTCTCCTCTTCAGTCCCATCAAATACCTTTCCACAATTTAAACATATCCCCGTCATGCTTACCCTCCCTTTAAAATCTTCTGATAAAGTTCTATCATGTAATTCAAAACGTTGGGTGACTGTTTATATGCTTTTCTAATCGTCTGTTCTGCGCCTTCTACTCCAAATCTCTGTAATGCATCTTTGATATGTTGACGGGCAGTTAACTCTACTACTTGGTGCATATTAGTTATTCCTTTTACTTGCATTATTTCTTCTCCCTCGTTCTGGCTTCTATCATTACGTCAGCGATTAAATAACATCGTTTTGATAATGAATCCAACACGTCCTCGCTCCAGTTCCAATTTTCCTTCTGCGTCGCAAGTTCTCCTGCTAACGCTTGCCCAGCGAAATAATCCCTTAACGATATACCTGCCGTTACTTTACCTTTTATTTCTTCCATATTTTCCTCCCCGTATCAGTTTGTGGATGGCGGTTGCCATATCTTTTAACATTAAATAATCTGTAAGATATTTTTCCTGCCGTTCATAAACGCCAGCCAATACTTCCCCAAGACTCTCCACGCTAATGCTGTCCAACCATGCGTCAATCTCGTCGGCGTCGTATGCTCTGTCACATCGTAAACCTGATTGCTTTATTACTTCAAATGATTTAGGTTTTTCCATCTTCCACCTCGGCGAGTTGTTGTTTCAACCTATCATTCTCATCCTGCAACCTCTTAGCGTGTTCCCAAATCGTTCCGCATGGGTCACGGAGTTCAGCCATTAACTCTTTCTCGATCTCGGAACGTCCTGCTTTGCGTGCTTGCTCTTCCCTCTTTCGGATTAGGGTGAGGATGGCTTGGGCTAATTCTTTTTTCTCATAATATAAGTCTCTTGGCTGTTCGCAATAACAAGGTTGGTCATTAATATATTTACAAACCAATCCATCAATCTCTTTCAATTCATCTTCCATGATTACCGTCCTTTTGTAACGATTTCATAGGTCTTTTTAAATATGTCTGGTTTGCATGGGTAGAACTCTCCGTTTACGCCTTTGATAATATAATCCCCAACATCACACCTCATCTTTCCTTCAAGCGTATCAATAAAAATCGGCTTATTATCAGATTGCGTACTGAGCCCATATGGACACCATTTTTCTAACTCATCCCAATTTGTCCCTGTGTGCAAAACTGCTTCAACCACGACAGGCTTTTTTCTTACTGTTAATTTCATCATCTCTCTCCTTTAAATATCCCCGCAGTTATTGATATTATAGCTTAATCTAGGTTATCTCAATCTAATACCTTTACACCAAATTGTACACCAATCTTGTCTAGAAAAATTATCACAAATACTGATTGCCTTATGTAGGTCACTTATTCTACAAACTACTTCTCCTAAAGAATTGACTACTGTACATCCATACTTTTTAACTGCTTGTTCTGCTTCTTTGTGATTAGTTATCTTCATGCTTCCCCTATCTAGTTAAGCCTACCTTACGCTTAAACTCAAGTAACTTCTCTCCTGCCTTAGGATTGTCTTGCAATATAAACATGTGTTTGAAGTGCCACACTATTGACTTCCTAGTCCTCCCCAACTCTATTGCTACTTCATATGCTAACTTTCTAAACTGAGGACTCTTTACTGACACTATACCTTTAAACTTGTCGTACACTACTTCATACTCTTCCTCCGACCAATCTTCTCCGTGATTCTCATACTTCCTCATCAACTCATATTTCTTCTTTATGTCTGATATGTCCTCTAACTGTTCTCTGCGTTCTCTTACCTGTCGGTTTTTACTCTCGTACAAGCCTGAGCAAAAACTGCAACTATCTTTTGTTACTCCGTGTACACACATTCCC